GGCTCGTGCAAAGAGACTTCCGTCCCTTTGTACGTTGTCGTTAATAGCAGAAATTGATGATCTAGCTCCGCCCGATTCGAAAGAATCGGAACCGGAGGCACTGGCTGTGCGGGGGAGAGGCCACGGCTTGGTTCGTTGAAATAAACCAAGCAGTCTGCACTCATATCTCTGCAACTTTGCATTGTATCGGATTCGCACTTCACGATCAAGTGAATTGTATTGTCCAAAACAACAGCAAAGTCTATCAAAGGCACCTGCCTCCCGTGCAAACCGGTCCATGCCTGATGGAACCGCCGTAAGGCGATACTCACTAGGCCACGTTCCCGGAATTCGCGAGGAGTCATGTCTTCTTCTCTCCAGCAGTCCCTGTCTACCAACTGGATGAAGCCGAAAGGCTTCTTCCTCGAAGTAAATACGGCGCTCCGGAGAATTTTGAAGCAACCTGGGATATAATCCAGGCGGTGTCTGCGTAAGAGTCGGGAGTATTGAACTTCCGATTTCTCGCAGAAGTGCAGCTGTAGTAAATAGTCCACAGAGGAAAAACTTCCTTTGGAGATCAAGTACTGCAGGGTAATTGGTGAACTTGTTACTGTCTTCATAATCATATCTCCTGTTGCGTATTATCGCAACGTCAGTGTGATTAAAGTACTCGGCACCACATGACTCGCGGAAGGGCGTTTGATAGCACGTTTTTGACGTGTTTACCTCACATCCGACCTCGGTAAGGGTGCCGACTAGTACTGCCAACGCATAATCTGGGACAAGTATATCGTCTCCGAAAACTGCGATGGCTGAAGCCATCTCAGATTCGCTTGGGAGTGTCGGGTCTTTCGATCCGTCCCTCCAATGATGTTGCACAAATCTGACAGACGCCATTGTAAGCGCCCAAAAGATAAGTGTCTCCACCGGGAAGCAAACTGCTGAACCCATAGGAGAAAATGCTGTTATCCGTATACGCTCACCCTTTACATCCATGTATTGGGATCGCGTAGAGAATAGCTGCGAACGTAGCCGTGGAACCCCCGCAAGGAGGTACCAGACTAGGGCAGCTGACACGGTATCGGAAGCGTTGGAGAGATCCAACGTCGCCGTCCCGCTGTCATAGGCTTGTCGACACATCTCTTGGTTATGGGTTTGATCCCTAAACCTTATAGACTTCGACATAAGCCAATGACTGTCAACATAATGCATCAACAACTTCATTTGACCTTGCTGAAGGTACTGCGTTGCAGTACTCTCAGAGGAGATCAAGCGAGGACCTTTGAAGTCCTTCGGAACCAATGAGCACTTAGTGATAGAAATCTTTTCCATCACAGGTGCACCTTGACAACAAAGGGCTTCAAAAGATTGAGACCCATATACATTGAAGGGATACCAACGTTCGGCCCGTGAGGGCCAAGCGCGAATATCCCATCTCGTGAATCGATCGTAACCCTCGGCGACACCACCTGGACCATGTCCAGGTAAAATGTTCGAGAGGTCAAATCTCTTCATCATCCTAGTCAATAGCCTCTGGGCCATTGACAAGACGGGGTGGTTGTAGGGAAGTCGGGTTTTGCCCAGCTTCTCTTGACGCAACCGAAAACCGTCCACGGCCGCTCTTTCTTGTTCCGGGGTGTATGCTTTTTCAAGCTTACTATCCAGGAGAAGGAACTGCCTTAGGAAGTATATGGTAGTAATACAAGGATTCGAACGGAGAACTCCGTCGGTATCGAACACGCGCTTAAAACACGCGTGCAAGAATCTAGGGAGATTTGTCCCCTTCTTACAGGCAAAGTCGGCGATGGGATTAAACCCACCGCTAATCAAGCCGCCATCGAGGGCCTTCCCAAGTTTTGGGAGGGTCACCTTGACGAAGCTAGAACCTTCGGACGTCAGTCTCTCAACTAACGTCTGTCGGTCTTTATCTGTGAAAGGTACGCCGTTCATCATTCCGTCACCAATTAGTGCTTGACGGAGTGCGATTACTCGCTCAAGGATAGCATTAAGGTCCCCCATTTCGGGTTGTCCTCCTTGCTTTCTTTCTGTGTCTCAACGTCAACCACCATACCATACTCACCTTAACAAAGGATCATACGGCACTTTAAATAGCCGGTTGTTAAACCGGACTAAACGTGTCCACGTGTCGATCGGACCCATCAGGGACCATGACACCGGACATGAGTGCCGATATATCCGAAGCTTTGGTGAGGGATTTGAGGAAGGCAGTGAGGTCGGCCAAACTGGTCGCCACGCCGCTTTCCGTAGTTCTCGGGATCTTCCATTCCAGCGAAGCTGAAACGTAGATCGTGTTGCCGGTCGTATCCTCGACATACGCCTTTTGGGCGATGATCTTGTAACGATCGGTTCCCTTCGAGCCGCTAGGACGTAAGAACGACTGCACCACCAACGTTTCCGGTTCAGTAACCGAAGACGCAGGATTGATGTAGACGCGCTGATTGTCCTTATTCTGCTGAAGTGAGAACGTGATATCGGTGGTCCCGTCTGCACGGGTGACAATGAGAGACATGAGAAAACTCCAATGTTCTGGCGTCGTATTGTTGTTAATTAGACACCGGTTAAGCCGGACACCCGGCACGAATCTATCGTATCTACGAAAGGGGCTACAACTTCTTCTGAAGTAGCAGCTCACCACCCGTGATACCGTGGAAGAGGCCGAAGTTTGATAGATCAGCAAACAACGACGTTTCTGGAAATCCAGACACTCTGGTATAATCCGTGATAGCATAGCTAAAACACGGAAACGGTTCGCTTGGTTCCATCGAGGGAAACCCATTGATAATATCGTACCCAGGAATACACATGTATTCGTAGAGTGCGATATTTTTCGTTGAGTGCCCGATGGAACACAAGTTCATGAATGGAGACGAACCCAAAGGTATGCGGGTCAATTTATTGACTGCTTCCTGCGCGTTCGTGAACCAATCAACAACGAAGCTAAATGGTATAAGTTCCCACACCGTACCGACGACCTTGTTAAGGCCGAAGTACTCAGCGTAGGCACGCCATCTAGAAGCTTCATGGATGTCATCCCGAACCCGCCCCATTCCGAAGATCGTCGCGACTGTGAAGCAATTACGCAACACACTCTGATAATCTAAGTAGGGGGTAGGTGTGACAGAACCAGGAGTGAAAGAAGCATTGAACTTCTTCTTAGCCCTGATAGGAACGTATTGCCCGCGATGCTTGTTCAAGAACTCTAGTCTC